AACCTTCTTACGACCCTTAGATTCAGTACCTACAGCCATCTTTTTGGCTTTTCTCATATCTCTTACAACTATCCGGGATTTTCTAAACTGATTTGGTGAATTATAAAGCATAGTTCCCCTCCGTTCTTTGAGTGCTAATTTAAATTCCGGGATAGTAAATTCCGATACAGGGCCCAGAAAATCCGGTCGGTCATATTGACTTAAATATCCTTCTACCGCTGATTCTTTGGAAGGAAAATTGCACATTGCCTTATCTTCATCATAGCATTTCTTGAAAGGATCCTGCTGATGAACAACATAAACCTTCTCTGCAGTATCATCGGGACCCAGATAAATATCAACCCCTTCATTATCGACCGCCTTACTACCGCCGATCCTTCCATAATTGAAATTCATGTATGTTTCCCAGGGTTTACCATCATCATCCTTACCCCTTCGATAAGAGCCTTTTTTGTTTTCAATACCTATTTTAAGTCCATGCCAGCTTATTTTATCTTGTAATTTGTAAGCATGATCGTATGAAGCTGCCGGGGATGCAATAGTTTTTAGCCTAGCCATTGTAATTATTTTCTGTCTTCTTGCCTTCCTGATTAAATTTCTCATAAGAACGATAGATTTTCTGACAGGTTTATCCACTATAGCATTTTCAAAGATAGAAGCTTCTACAATAGATATCTTATCAGGATATCCAGTCTGATGCCTTTCAAGACGTACATACTCCTTATCCCCTCTCTTAATCGTATCTATAAAAGTAACCTTTTCCGGACCCTTTCCCATATCTATGATAAACAGTTCACCCTTTTTAAATCCTTCTGTTTTAGTAGATACTTCTGAGGGATGGTACTTATATTGCCATTTGCCGACACCCCGGTTTTTCCATCTTTTTAAATATTTAGCCTTAATCATAATAGATTTTTTCACATCTTTAGGCCTATTCCGCTCTATCATATCCTTAAGATCCGGGGAATAGTCTTTTTCATCAACTATCGGTCCGAAATCATACATATCATAAGCATCTGGATTGACTTTTTCTCTACTACTTTCTTCATTTTCGATAGCCTTTGCCATACTATATACTCCATTTTTTTTAGATATCATATTCGGAGGAGGATCCCCGGAAGAATCCATAAAAGACCAGGAAGAAGCTAATCGTTTAACTGCATCAAACGTCTTTTCATTCGAAACATTAGACAGAACAACACCAACCGGTACATAACGTCCTGTAGGACCAGCAAACCGCTTTACAGCTCTCTGTGCTGATATCTGCCTGGGAGCATGCATATAATGAGCCTTAATATCATATCCGCTTGCTTTGAAGTCTTTTGCTTTATCTACAGCTGAACTGGTAGTCTTCATAGTTGCATCAATTACAATATTCAGCTTATATGCTTTAGCCATGGCAATAACTTTCTCCACAATATCGCTGGATTCCTCATGCACTTCGAAAGCATTCCACCCTTCATATTCAGGTAATTGCTTTTTTATTTCATCTGCATCTATAACAATATTTTTATTTGGATCATAGACTTTTCCATTAAACCATGATTTTCCACTACCACCACGACCACCAAGCATCATAAAAGTAGGTGGTTTTCCGGCTTCAGGAAGTGCTGAATTTATCTTATCTGGCATAAACATTTTTTCTATAATCTTTTGATGTAAATTTGCTCTGTCTGCATCATATACAGCTGATGCCCCTTCCCCACTTTTACGGTATTTTGTAATTGTTGGAATAACTGATTTTAGTTTAGTTTCAACTTCACTTATCTTTTCTTTAATTTCCGGAGAAACAGTAGCCAAAATAGTATCCACAGTAGCATTAGGATCATTAGTCTTTTCATAATATGATTCAGCATTAAACCGACTTGCAGGTATCATCTCTTCAGGTCCTTTTGTCCTGGCTCCTTTGCTGTCATCCATATACTTATAACGCCATTTACCTTTAACTTTCCATCGTTTCAGATATTTAGCTTTTCTTAAGATAGATTTAACAATTATCTGGCTTTTACTCATTCCGCTTTCAATTTCCATTTGCTTTATATTTTCTATACGATTTTTTTTATTTTGCATTACACTGTCAGTTGCTTCATACAGATTAACAACCGCCAATTTACCATCTTTTAAACCTATTCCTATAGTAACAGGATCTTGCCAATCGCCTCCACCTTTGAAATATGCTCTATCATCTCTCAGAGCAATAATTTCACAATTTTCAAGATCAAGCCATTGAGGGAAGTTAGGCAAATCTTTTAATTTATATTTGGTTTTATATGTATTGAATTCTCCTTCTTTAGTGGAAAACATTTTAATAAACTCTTCATGGAATTTATTGTATTTTATAGACTTACTCATCCCGCTTTCAGAATAAGCTATTGCTAATGCCTGATCCCGATCAGTGACAATTTCTCCACTGCTGGAATGAAGAGCACCACGGGCAAATTCTTCCATTACAGTTTCAAATTTATCTTTAGGAGCAAGTTTCTTCCGTTTTTTTGCCCCAGCTCCAAGCTTATCAGGATGTTTATATGTACTTTCGGGTACTGCTTTTTCAAGTTTCTGTTTCGTTCTGACTATTATTCTGGATTTGCGCAGGTCATTTATTTCTACTAGATTTTTTTCGTTTATTTCAAAAAATACAGCTCCATCAGGAGTAATTATCCCATCATATTTAGAAAAGAAATTTTTATCATATAAATAATCAATGAACTCTATATTATCCCATCCTCCTCCTGAATTTATAATATCAGAAGGTATTAGTATTTCTAATATTTCATCACTCGTTAATTCTTCGTTATTCCATTCTTCAAAGAATTCTTTGGTGTAATCTAATAATTTTTGTGGTGGATCTGTAATTGTATTCTCTGTAGGGACCAATATTCTTTGAATATCACCATAATGACGTGAATCGTCTGGATTATCAGAAGCAAAAATGATTTCTTCGTCCATCTCTGCTTCATTTCTCCGATAATTATAATATCTTTTTCGATTAGTCTTCTCATTAAGTTTCTTTTTTTCTCTTTCTTTCTTGACAGGAACCCATTTTCCTTCAGCAACCTTTTTACGATCATGAGAAACAGTACCTATGGCCATTCTTTTAGCTTTCTGTAGACGATTCTTCACTATTATCATCTTTATCCCCCTGAATCCAAGGTTTCTCTTCTATGGTTTTATTAAGCATATCACATTCAGGACATACCATTATACCCGATATCATATCCATTTCTATTCCACAATCTGGACATTTCATAACTCTATATCTCCTATCTCTTCATAATATCGATCCCAAGAGCCCCTGCAGTTAGGGTGTATTCCACTTTCGGCCCACCACCAATCAGCTCTTGACCGTCCGAAATTCGTTTTCCCGGACCATATAGCTATCGAAGCAACAGGATCTTTAATACTCTCATCCTGCAAAGATACATTACTCCAGCGAGCAATGACAGGTTTATTAACTGCTTGCATACAGAATGTACATGTTTTAGCATCTCCAAACTCTCTCCGGATGAAATAAAGCAATTCCCCTGGGAGAACATCTTTCTTTTGTTCTTCAATAAATTCCGAATTGAAGATATTTACCCCTTCAGTGTCTACTATACGATCCCAATCCTTATTCAAGCTGCCAAAGTTGTAAAATAATTCCTGGGAGATTTCACCTTTTGTCTTCCCGGCCATAAAACCTTGATCTAAAGTATCTCTTATCCGCTTCCGGGTTGAATAACCAATATCTTGAATATAATTACCGACAACCCTTTCACGGAATTTTAATCTACTATAATCATCTGGAGAAAAATCGTTCAATTCTGCATAATTGGTTAATGAGCTCCATTTTTTACCCTTTGCTTTCAATTCATCAAGTGAAATACCTCGTAGCTCATCAAGTGAATTGTTTTCTCTTAAATTTCCAAGTATCCGACTGATAGAAGCCTGGTTGATAGTGAATTCTTTCTTCATGGGTCCGACATTTCTGTTCATGAACTTATCGATCGCATTTAATAGCCTATCCATTTCTTTATTAGTTATAGGCTGTCCTGTTTCCGGGTTCCAGAGGATTTCTTTACCCAGTCTGGTGCGTTTGGATCTATAGCCTTCCTGAAGGTGCTGATCGGTCTTATATCAAGTGTTCTGCAGATCCTGGAGTACAGGTCATCCATGATCAATCCGAAACGTTCTTTATACGCT